AGCCTCAGCATTCTAGCAGAGGAATGTGATTTAGATCGATCAACAGTTATCAGGCATATTGTTACTTTAGAGCGTTGCGGGTTGCTTATGAGGGTTCACCGCAAGCGTAAAAACGGATCAACGACTAGCAACGGCTATCAATTATTCCTAGAAAAACAACCAGTCGGAAAATACAACCCCCCCAGTCGCAAAATGCCACCCCCCCCAGTGGTAAATTGCGACCCCCATAACCTTGGAAGTAATAACCTTGGAAATATAACCAATAATATATCGGTCATTTTTGATGATTTGTGGAAGATCTATCCAAAGAAGGTAGGCAAGGGCCAAGCTCGCAAAGCATTCAATGCAGCGCTGCGCAAGGCTGACTATGACAAGATCCATGCAGCGCTGATCGATTACGTCAAAGCATCCACCGGCAAGGACAAGAAATATCTGCCGCACCTCTCAACATGGCTAAACGGCGAGCGCTGGGATGACGAGCTGCAAGAGCAATCACTGCAAGACATGACTAGCGAGCAGCAAATGCAAGCAATCCTCGGAAGCAAGGAGCCTTCAATCAGTCAATCGCTCCTGGCGAAGTATGACAGATCAAAGCCGCCCAACCCTGAACGCCTCCAGAAAATAGCCAACCGGCTTGGAATGAGCATCGAGCAGCTTAACAGTTTCACTGACAGAAAGCGCATGCAATGAAATACCAGGATAGAACCCGCACCATCGGCGCATGGCTCCAAGAAGAACTCAAGCGCTATGACGTACCAGCAAACCACACGCCAGATCGAGCACGGCAAGAGATGGACGCAATGGTTGAGGACATAAACTCCGAAATACCCAGCAGCGTCGAGCAATCAAGTCTAGATCATATTCTCAGCAAGATGTCGCAAGACATCAGAAAAAACACCCGCAGCCGATCATGGCCCACAATCTACACGCTAACCAAAGCCGCGCAGAAGTGCAGCGAAACACAAGCCACAGCAATCACAGGGCCAAGACAGCCCCACATCTTCGACAGCGACAGAATCGCAGCCAACCGCATAAACGCCGGTGAACCAGTGGCCGAGAGCTACATCACCGGAACCGGAGCCGATCGCCTGGTCAAAAAGAAGCTGGTAAATTCTCAGCAAATCGAAACCTATTACAAAAGCCTGGAACAGCTCAGCGCTGAAGTCTACGCAGAACGCAAGCCGGTGCAATACACCGAGCACGACCAAGTGCCAGAGCTTGAGGAGAACCCCTACTGATGCGACCAAAGCAGCTCAAAGCCAAAGACCTTAGAGCGTTTGCAGTCGTGCCAATTAGGGCGCTTAAAGATCCACGCATCACGCCGTCAGCATTCAGAGTGCTCGCGGCGTTTTGTTCCTACGCCGATCACATGGGCAGAACATTCGTAAGCCAAACAAGGATAGGACAAGACATAGGGCTGTCACAGTCAGGTGTAAGCTGGCACGTAGTAAGGCTGCGCAAGTTCGGATACATGACGTTCTGCAAGCCGTTTTACAAAGACCAGAAGAGCACCAGCAACCGCATAGTCTACGATCAACAGGTCAAGCTAGAGGAAACCATACGCTCCAGGCTAACGCCCAAACAGCAAATCCAATTAGGTGAAGCTGAGGCAATGCTAAAACAGGAAGGTAACATGCGCCTAACTGGTATTAACACGGCAGTCGAACTGGACCTATCTAAGCTAGTGGATGAATTTCAGTGTTTGACGACAGAGTTTTTCACACGGGCAATAGCTGATGGCTGGGTAATCAAACCGGAGAAGCTCAGACGCGGCGCAGCAATGCTGGCAAACCAAGCCGTAGAGCTCCTGAGCGAGCCGTACAGCGACGAAGAGGCAGCTTGATGGCCCGACATACCCGAAAGACAGTTGCCCACACTCAGCGAGCAGGAAATGCAAAGTCGCATAATACACATTATGTTAAATAAATGCAGCAACCCACCGGCTTACGTTTCCAGACTGGCCTGGCAAAACATCGAGGCCCCGTCAGCAGGCAATTGCTCGGATCTGCAGAAATCGACCCCTTGCCCCCCGCCCCCGCCTGCTATGGCTGCATATCCCCACAAAACTATTTTCCAAAAAACCATGAAAGGCCGCTCCCATGCCCGATCTGACTTCTTCTGAGCGCAATGTTCTTTTGTCCTTGTCTCGCAATAATCCTCCTAGTTGGTTTTTAAGGGCTATTGATCCCAGCTCTCCTATTGATCCGAATGAGGGTGCTGCCCATACTGAGAGCTATGAGCTTGAGGATGGTCGCCAGGTTCTTGTTCCCCGTGTTCGATTGCGCGATGGTGAGCCTGTTGTTTTGTCTGGTAAGTTTGAGGCTTTTGATGAAGCTATGCGGCGCGGTGATTTCATTACCGTTCCTGATGGACAGAATCCTGATGCTTATTCTAAGACTTTGAGTAGTCTTATTGGGAAGATGCGCTCTTCTGGTGGGAGGGGTAGTATTCGTCCTAAGCCGCGTCCTAAAAGGCTGTTGAACGTAAAGGATAAGAAATGAAGCGCAAGTTTAAGTCTGTTGCCAAGGATCGTAAGTCAGGCATTCCTAAGAAGTACGTTAGTGGATCTGGTGATGCGGAAGGTACGCGCAAGGAAATATTGAGAACACGGGCGTTATATCGTATGGGTAAGTTGACTAGGGCTGATATGGACAGGATTTCTAGGGAAAGGTCTAAGCGATGAAGTTACCTGCTAATTATGTTAAGGCTGTTGGTGGTCAGACGAAGGCTGAGAAGATTTATAAGCGTGGATTGGGTGCTTACTATAGCTCTGGTTCGCGTCCGAAGGTTTCTGCGCATCAATGGGCGATGGGTAGATTGAAGAGTGCTGCTACTGGTAAGGGTGGTGCTCGTAAGGCTGATGCTGATATATTGAAAGGATAGCACTATGCCGATGGGTAAAGGAACGTATGGTAGTAAGGTTGGTCGGCCCTCTAAGGAAGACAAGGCTAATCCAATGCTGAAGAAAGCGGCTATGAAGAAGATGGCCAAGAAAAAGAAGAAGTGATTAACTGGCACGTTTATCCTGATGGGTTGCGTATATGGCGTGATGGTGAGCTGATTGCCGTGATAGAGCACGATGTCTTTCCCCAGCTTATTGAGCAGTTAGCCAGGGGTTTGCTGGATAAGTCTCGTAGCAATATCACTGATATGTATTCCTAGCTATTGTGGTATTGCTTTCTTTGTAATATCGTTATTGAACTTGCAACGCTGTATAGGAGGAAATAATGTCTAAGCGTTTTAGTGTTGTGCAAGCCAAGGAAGTACCAGGTCGGGATAAGCCGGTTTGGTTGCGTCATGGCATTGCTTTTCAGAATGACAAGGGCATCAGCATTAAGCTGGAGGGATTGCCGCTTCCGAATAAGGAAGGTGAGGTCTGGTTGAAGCTGTTTGAAGATGATGGCTCACGTTCTCAGCAACCTTCTCGTGCCGATACGGATACGGGTGGCGATAGCATACCGTTCTGATGTCACGAAAAAAAGAGGATAAGATAAAGCCTATCCCGCCGGTTGGTCGGTTTGGCGGTGCGCGTTTGTTGCAGCGTCGAATTGGCCGCTCGGAGACATTGGCTCAGAACAAAGAGGCTGTGGCTACTGAGCTTATAGCTATGGGTACGGCTCGTATTACTGACATCATTGATCTGCATAGTGGCCAGGTAAAGCCTTTGGAGGATATTCCTGATGAGGCTTTGGCGTCGATCAAGAAGGTGACTGTTGGCCAGCATGGTACGACGATAGAGATGTTTGATAAGGTAAGTGTTCTGCGCGTCTTGGCTAAGGCTAGTGGCTTGCTCGATGTGGAGAAGAACGTGGACAAGCCTTCGATTGTTGGGATCAACATGAAGGGGCCAGAAGCCACGACAACGTATGAGGCAGATGATGACTGATCTTCCCAGCATGAACTTGGATTTTTCCAAGTCTGCAACGGTCTGGAAGTTTCTGCACGATAAGTCTTTTGTTCGCGGCCTGATGGGGCCGGTTGGATCTGGTAAGTCATACGGCTGCGCTGCTGAAATAATGCTCAAGGCTGTTCAGCAAAAGCCCTCGCCGCGTGATGGCATTCGGTATTCTCGGTTTGTTATCGTGCGAAATACCTATCCAGAGCTAAGAACAACAACGATCAAGACATGGCAAGAGCTATTCCCAGAGGATGTATGGGGGCCAATGCGCTGGCAACCGCCTATCACGCATCATCTAAAGCTGCCTTCGAGGGAAGGTGCGCCTGGTATAGACTGCGAAGTTATCTTCATGGCTCTTTCTACGCCGCAAGATGTAAGGAAGCTGTTGTCGCTGGAGCTAACAGGAGCATGGGTAAACGAGGCCCGCGAGCTGCCGAAGGCTGTGATCGACGGGCTGACGCACCGTGTTGGCCGTTATCCTACCCAGTCTGACGGTGGCGCGTCTTGGTATGGCATTATCATGGATACGAACCCGCCTGACGCGGATCACTGGTGGCATGAGCTGGCAGAGAAGAACCCTATCGGCGGTCGGTTTCCATGGAAGTTCTACCGGCAACCTGGTGGTGTGCTGGAGGTAAGCGCTAAGGATCTGCCCGAAAACCCAGAGGCCAATGGCTTTGTGTTCTCTGGGGCTAAGTGGTGGATGGTTAATCCATCTGCTGAGAATAAGGTTCATTTGCCTAGTGGGTACTATGAGCAGCTTCTCGGCGGTAAGAACGCTGACTGGATTAGATGCTACGCTGAGGGCAAGTACACGTTTGTGCAAGAGGGGCGTCCGGTCTGGCCTGAGTATGACGATGATATGATGTCGGGTGATGTTACTTATGATCCGCAATATCCATTGCAGATCGGCGTTGACTTTGGTTTGACGCCGGCCGCTATCTTTGGGCAGCGTACATCTGGTGGAGCCTGGAAGGTTCTCGATGAGCTTGTGACGTTTGACATGGGGCTTGAGAGGTTTGGGCAAGAGCTGCTGGCTAAGATCGCTGCGAGCTTTAATAAGGCTGATGTGGTGATATGGGGCGATCCCGCCGGTAACAAGCGCGATGAGATCTATGAGGTCACTGCCTTCGATCACTTGCGCTCGATTGGTTTCAAAGCATCTCCGACTGACAGTAACGCCTTCAACGTGCGCCGTGAGGCTGCTGCTGCGCCCATGAACAGGCTGGTGGGTGGTAAGCCTGGTCTAATGATAAACAAGAAATGCTTGCGGGTGCGAAAGTCTTTGGCTGGCGGTTACTTCTTCAAGCGTCAATCTCTTGGCGCTGGGCAAGAGCGCTTCAAGGATATGCCTGTAAAGAACGAGCATTCTCACTGCGGGGATGCGTTTGGCTATCTAATGCTGGGTGGCGGCGAGCAACGTCGATTGCGGCGCGGTACATACGGCAGCAGCTTTGCCGGTGGGCAGACGTTCAATGCGTCAACAGACTTCGAGATCTTCTGATGGGATTGGTTCAGCTTCCAGAGTTTCGTATGAGTCCAGACGAGCAGATCGTGCCTCTGCGATTTGAGCACTTAGCCAGAATGCGCATGACGGAAGACAACAAAGAGTACATGGAGTATATTCCCAACTACATAGATTATATTTGGGATAATTCTGAGGATGGCTGGAGCTGGGCCGGTATAGGTCGCGGCAAGGTTGTCATCGCCTTTGGCATTCGGCACATCTGGCATGGATTGGCAGAGATGTGGCTTGTTCCTAGCAAGGATGTTGGAGGTCATGCGATATCACTTGTGCGCGGAGCAAGGGCTGTAACCGATACCGCTTTGCGAGATTATGGGTTAAGAAGGCTACAAATTTGCGTAAAAGTAGAAAATGATACCGCATTTAAGTTTGCCAAAGCACTACGTTTTGAGGTAGAAAGTGTTATGAGAAAGTTTGGCCCAGAGGGGGCTGACTATTACATGATGACGAGGTTTTAACATGGCGGGATTATTTGGCGGCGGTCGCAGGCCTTCAGCACCAGCTCCTACGCAAGCTCAGAAAGATGCGGAAGCAGCTCAGAAAAGAGCCGAAGAGCGAGCTGAGGCTCAAGAGTCTGCAGAAATGAAGGGCGCACAGGCTCGTCGGCGCTTGCGCCGTAGCGGGGGTTTAAGGCTTTTGTTCTCTCCTGCTCGTCGTGAAGGCCCAGGTGACTTGCCAAAAGGCACTAAGCTAGGCGGCGGTCAGTAATGAAAATGAGCGCTGGCGCAACGGCCAAGAATACTTTTAACCAAGTTAAGGCTGATATTGGCGGCAGACCATTGACTGCTATTCCTAGAGGAAAGATTACCGGCAACAGCGGCCAATCCGAAGCGTCAAAAAAAGTTATGGCTGATCTGGAAAGTAAAAGCTCTAAGGATCGCAGGGAGCGCAATAAGCGCAACAAAGGGTCATCCTCAGTAAATGAGGCTGCTGCCGCCAGGCTCGCAGCAAGAAAAGCTGCCGGTCAAAAGCGCAGGAAAAAGTTTGAAGAAGAAAAGGGCAAGAAGACCAAAAAGAAAAGGGCTTTATTGCTTAACATAGAAAAGGCAAAGAAATGACACAGATAAAATCTGATTCCAGAGTTCATCATCGCGCCAAACCAGCTCAGGAAAAGCCTAAAGAGGTAAAGGTTGCCGCTAAGAAAGCTGTTCCTAAGCGCAAAGCTGCTAAACCTAAAGAGTAAGCAGGGTTTATGGTAGCGAAGATTTATCAGAATCCTGAAGGTGGTTTAAACCGCAGGGGTCGTGAGTACTTCAAGCGCACGGAAGGCTCTAATTTAAGGCCCCCTGTTAAGAAAACGCCTCCCAAGGATAGCAAGGATTTTGGTCGCAAGGTTGCATTTGCTGCTCGTTTTTCTGGAATGAAAGGCCCAATGAAAGATGAAAAGGGCAGGCCTACTAGAAAGGCTTTGGCTCTCAAAGTGTGGGGATTTAGCTCTGTTGAAGCAGCTCGTAACTTTGCCCAGCGGAATAAAAAAGGATAATTAAATGGCTCGGCTGAATGTAAGAGATATTATTGAACGTGAGGCCAAGGCTCAGGCTCGCAAGGATGAGTGGCGTTCTATCTATGAAGATTGCTATGAGTTCGCTCTTCCGCAGCGAAACCTATACTCAGGGTATTATGAGGGCGGTGTAGCTGGTAAAGGTAAGATGTCTAGGGTCTTTGACTCTACGGCCATACACGCCACCCAGCGTTTTGCTAACCGCATACAGGCTGGCTTGTTTCCCCCGCAAAAGGAATGGTGTCGCCTTGAAGCTGGCTCTGGCATACCGGAACAGCAACAACCGCAGGCTCAGGCTGCGCTCGATGCTTATACGACCCGTATGTTTGAGATCATGCGTCAGACTAACTTTGATCTAGCTATGGGTGAGTTCCTGTTAGATCTTTGCGTAGGTACTGCCGTTATGATGGTGACGCCTGGTGATGAGGTAACACCTATCCGCTTTACGCCTATCCCTCAGTATCTTGTTGCTATCGAGGAGGGCACATTCGGAAACGTCGATAACGTCTATCGCAAGTTGCGCATGAAGGCTGAAACGATACCGCAAGAGTTTCCTGATGCTGAAATAACTACAGAACTAGCCGAAGCGATAGCACAATCACCATCCAAAGAAATCGATCTGATGGATGCAGTGATCTATGACTATGAGAGAGCTATGTATTGTTATCACGTTATATGGCCAGCCAAACGGCAAGAACTTGTGTATCGCACAATGAAGTCATCTCCGTTCATTGTTGCTCGCTATATGAAGGTGGCCGGTGAGATTTACGGCCGTGGCCCATTGGTTACAGCTATCTCTGATATAAAAACTCTTAACAAAACTGTTGAGTTGGTTCTCAAGAACGCTTCTTTGGCAATCGCTGGTGTATATACAGCGGCAGATGATGGCGTTCTCAATCCACAGAATATCAAGATACAGCCTGGTTCGGTCATCGGTGTCGCTCGTAACGGTGGTCCTCAGGGTGCGTCACTGGCTCCCCTCCCTAGAGCCGGTGACTTTAATGTCAGCCAGATCGTGATGAATGATCTGCGTATGAACGTGAAGAAGATCCTGATGGATGACACGTTGCCGCCTGATAATATGTCTGCTCGATCAGCAACAGAGATTGCAGAAAGATCGCGTGAGCTTGCGACTAATCTGGGATCTGCCTTTGGCCGGTTAATAGATGAGACAATGGTTCCGATTGTATCGCGCATTCTGTTTATCATGGATCAGCAAGGCTTTATCGATCTACCTCTGAAGGTAAATGGCGTTGAGGTTAAGGTCACACCGGTTGCGCCTCTAGCTCAGGCTCAGAAGTTACAAGAGGTAAACGACATTGTGCAGTTTATGCAGATCGCCAATGCTCTTGGCCCACAAGGTCAAGCGGCGCTGTCTATCCCTCGCATAACGCAATTCATCGCAAGTAAGATGAATATAAACCAAGAACTGCTTACCACACCAGAAGAGCAGCAAATGATGATGGAACAGATGCAGCAAGCAATGATGGCAGAACAAGGCCCACCGGCTGCAACTGATGGTGGAGCCACAATGGAGGCAATGCAATGAGTTCACCCGAAGGCTGGGAAGGATTAACCCAAGCCGTGAGTGAAGCGCCAAGAGCCGACGATATAGACATTCTATATGGTAAGGTTTTCAAGAGTTCTGAGGGGCAGAAGGTTTTAAGCCATTTGCGCAACATTACGATTGAGCAACCGACTTGGCACCCTGGAGAAGATGCGAGCTTTGGATATGCCAGGACAGGAATGGCAGAGCTTGTTCGTATGATTGAAAAAAGAATAGGAAGGTCAAACAATGGCTGAAGAAGCGGCAGCAGTAGAAGCGGATGCAGATGCACCGATGATTAACGTGGCAGAACCGGAGGCACCTCAAGAGGATGCGCCTATTCCGGTTCACGAACAGCCACAGGAGGAGATGCAGTCATCTGATGATGACGATGGGCCACTAGAGCGCCCTGAGTATTACCCTGCAAAGTTTTGGGATGAGGATGGCCCTGATGTTGAGAAGCTGGCGAAAAGCTATGCAGAGCTGGAAAAAAAGTTTAAGTCGGGCAAGCATAAAGCACCGGAGCAGTATGATATATCTTCACTTGCGGATCAAGGTTTGGACTCTGATGATCCGACTGTCGCCGTATATCAGGATTGGGCTAAGGAAAACGGGATTAGCCAGGATGCTTTCGAGGATCTTGCCGGTCGCGTCTTATCTATGGCAAAGGATGAGCAAGAGAGTGTTGAATACGATCAACGCGCTGAGATGGAGAAGCTAGGCTCTAACGCCTCTGAAAAGATCCAGATGACTGAGCGCATCCTAATGAAAGCGCCGCTCAATAACTCGGAACGTGAGGCGATAGCGTATTCTTTAAACAATGCTGATTCAATCAATGCGTTTTTAAAATACCATCAAGCGCTTACGAATGAGAATATTCCGATCAAACCGGTAGTGGAGCAGCAAGACTTCACCAGGGAAGATCTTGAGTCAGCAATCGCAGATCCTCGATGGAAAACAGATGCAGCCTGGCGCACGAAAATGGAGCGTCAATGGTTCCAATCTCAGCAAAGAGCGTAAACTCTTGCAATAACTATCGCTTGCGTGTATTTTGGCCGTAACGGCTAACCGCGCACCGGCCCGTTAGATGTAGTATTCTACTGGTTGGCGCGACCATAACGCGCAAGCGACCGCCCGAACCTCGGATAACGGAAGCGTTTAATAGAAACGCAAAAGGAGGTTTTTGCAAATGGCGATTAACGTCTCATCCGCGTTTGTTGATCTTTTCGATTCTGAGGTCAAGCAAGCGTATCAAGCGGAATCTGTGCTTCGCGGCACAATGCGCACTCGTTCCGGTGTAGCCGGTAATACTGTTAAGTTCCCAACAATCGGTAAAGGCGTGGCAACTATCCGCGTACCGCAAACTGATGTTACCCCACTTAACGTAACATATGGTCAAGTAACTGCAACGATGGAAGATTACATCGCGGCAGAATACTCAGACATCTTCCAGCAATCTCACATCAACTTTGATGAGCGCTCTGAGCTGGTTCAAGTCGTATCTAAATCTATCGCTCGTCGCATGGATCAGATTATGATAGATGCTCTGAATGCGGCCACTGGCACATCAACCGTCGCAACGACTGTTGGCGGCGCTGGTACAAACATGAACATTGAAAAGCTCCGCGCTACTGCGAAAGCATTGAATGAGAAGAACGTGCCTTCTGAGGGCCGTAATCTTCTTATGCATGCTTCACAGTTGGATGCTATGCTCGGTGAAACTGAAATCACTAGCCAAGACTTTGCTGCTGTAAAGGCTTTGGTACAAGGTGAGGTCAATACATTCATGGGCTTCAATATCCTGACAATGGGTGATCGTGATGAGGGTGGTATTCCTAAGCCTTCTACTCGCACCTGTTTTGCCTGGCACAAAGATTCAATGGGTTACGCCGAGTCAATGGCGCAAAAAACCGAAGTCAACTATGTCCCAGAAAAGACATCGTTCTTGGTTAGCTCTATGTTCTCCGCTGGCTCCGTTGCTATCGACGGTGAAGGCATTGTCAAAATTTCTTGTACTGAATAAGGAGAATAAGACATGGCATTCGCAACAGCAAACTGGGCAACAGTTGCCGCCTCTAAGAGCGGCAATGCCCCTGCAATCTATAGCTATAAATCTTCTGGCGATAACAAAGCTGCTATCGCTGCATCTGGCTATTTTAACTCAGTGGAAGCTCTTATCACTACTGGTGATTGGATCTACACATATGGAAGCGATGGCGGTCAAACGCTTGTAGCAACCAACACATCAGGCGTTATCACAACGGCTGTAATCTAAAGAAAGAGAGGGCTGGATCTAACCGGCCCTCTCCACCCTTTACGGAGAACGATTATGGCCGCTGGTGATACCTCACTTTCAATCTGCTCAGATGCTTTGATCCTGTTGGGCGCAGCGCCTATATCTTCGTTTACAGAGGGTAGTGACGCCGCTCAGGCTTGTGACAGACTTTACCCAGACTTGAGAGATACTATTCTATCAAATTATCTCTGGTCTTGGAGCGTTAAAAAAGAGCAGCTTGCAAGGCTCTCAACTGCTCCTATTGATGAATGGAAATATTCTTATCAGATGCCTGGAGATATGCTCTCTGGTGTTATTGCGTTGTTTCAAAGTTCAGGTGTCGGTCAGCTTCCAGTTAGGTATGGCTGGGAGGTCTATGGGGATCAGGTGTTTACGAATTTTGAAAAAGTTTTCATCGATTATCAGGGAACTGTAGATGAAAGCAAAATGCCAGCTTATTTTGTTGAGTTGCTAACGTATGCTCTTGCTTCTAAGCTTGCTTTTGTAATTACAGACCAGATATCAAAGGCTGAATACTTTAGGGGTGAGGCTTATGGCTCTCCCGCTGATTCTGGCCGTGGGGGTCGAATGAGAGTTGCAATGAATATTGACGGGCGTGGAAAGCCGCCGCAAATCATTGAGGACTATTCGTTAATAGATGTGAGATACTAAAATGCGGATTGTTCAGTTCCAAACCAATTTCTCGGTTGGCGAGCTTGATCCGCTTATTCGCGCTCGTACTGACTTGCAGCAATATCAAAATGCCCTGGAGGAAGCGACGAATGTAATCATCCAGCCTCAAGGTGGATTTAAGCGCCGTGATGGTCTTGAGTTCGTTTATGACTTTGGTGATGCTTTTACAGATTTTAAAATTATCCCTTTTGAGTTCAGTGTGAATGACAGCTATCTTTTAGTTTTTGTCAATCAGCGGATTTATGTGTTCAAGGCTGGCGTTCTGCAAACAAACATTAATGCCTCTGGCAATAACTATATCACAGCCACAGATATAACGACTGCCATGCTCGATGAGATTAATTACACGCAAGCGGTTGATACGCTAATTCTCTGCCATGAAGATCTGCAAACTAAGCGTTTGGTTAGAAATGGAGATACATCTTGGACGTTAGAGAACTTGCCTCTAACTAATCTTCCTCAATATGCTTATGCATTTGATACGCATCAGCCTAATTTTACAATTACTCCAAGCGCATCCACTGGTAATATTACTATTACTGCTTCTTCGGTAACAACTGATACTGGCACGGCACAAGCTGGTGGCGCTGAAACAATTACACTAAAGTCCTCATCATCATATACATCTGACGATCAGCCAAACGGAATGTTCATAACTTTGACATCTGGCACTGGCTCTGGTCAAACTCGTCATGTTGAGGATTATGTTGCCTCTACAAAAGTTCTTACTGTTTATCCAGCATGGGATACAGCACCCGATAATACAACTGGCTATAAAGTTGAGGCATTTGCGCCTTCTGCCGTTGGGGAATACGCTCAGGTTGTTAGCACTTTTGGTCGCGCCCGATATGTAGAGTTTGTTTCTGCTACGGAGATGAAGGCTGTCGTTGAGGTCAACTTCTTTGACACTAGCGCGGTTGTTGCTGGCGATTGGGAAAGCGAGCATGGATATGAGGATGTGTGGTCTAACACTAGGGGCTGGCCTAAGTCTGCTGCATTCCATGAAAGCCGTTTATATTTTGGTGGATCTAAGTCACGACCAAATACGGTATGGGGTTCTGGGGTTATTAACTACTTTGATTTTAACCCTGGTACTGGTCTTGATGATGAGGCTGTAGAGGCAACGATCAACACAAACCAGCTAAACACGATTGTTAATTTGTTTTCAGGCAATGATTTTCGTATCTTTACAACCGGCGGTGAGTTTGTGGTTCTTCAAACCAGTAATGAGCCAATCACGCCCTCAACTTTTTTTGTTCGCCCGCAAACGCGGCTGGGCACAAAGGCTGGCATTCCGATTGAAGATCTTAACGGTGCGTCTGTGTTTATTCAGCGCCAAGGTAAATCTATCAATGCGTTTCAATTTGGCGATACGACCGCATCATACCAGATCCAGAATATCTCAGCTCTCAGCTCTCATTTGCTAAAAAATCCTGTTGATATGGCGGCGCGTCGAGCGGCATCAACTGATGAGTCAGACCGTTTGTTTGTGGTAAATGGCACAGATGGATCAATGGCGGTGTATTCCATCCTGGTTGGTCAAAACGTAATCGCGCCTAGTCGATTTACAACTGATGGTGAGTTTATTGCCATAGGCGTAGAGATTGCTGATGTTTATGTAATTGTAAAACGCACCCTTCCTCAAGACAATACTGTTAAATATATGCTTGAGAAGTTTGATCCTGATATCACTTTAGACAGCGCTATTAGTCGCACTAATATTACTCCAGGCTCACCAGCTAATTCTATTAATATGGATCATTTAAGGGATATTGGTCATGGCGCTGGCAAAACTGTTTCGATTGTTCGTGATGGTATTGTAGAGCCGGATCAGGTTGTGCCGCAAAATGCAGCAACAATTACCTTTGCTTCACCAGCAACGTCGAGCTTTCAGGTTGGGCTTGATTATACTGTCACTGCTCGCACAATGCCTGCCGAGCCGGTTCTGTCTTCTGGATCTGTTCAAGGATTTAAGAAAAGAATTGTTCAGGTGGATGCTATTGTAAATGAAACTCAGAACATGACTATTAACGGAAAGCTTATTTCGTTTAGAAATTTTGGTGAAGATGTTTTGGACTCATCTGTCCAACCATTTACGGGAATTAAAACTTCGCACGGAATGCTTGGATATAGTGGCACTGGACAAATAACGATAAGCCAATCTGTGCCTTTGGCCTTGACCGTTTTGGGTCTTGAATATCGTTTAAGTGTGGGGAACTGATATGGCTGTTTTAGCTCCATTAGCATCAGCTGCGGCAAGTGTGGCAACCAGCGGTGGCTTTCAGCTTGCTATGGCAGGGATTTCTGCTGCTAGCCAAATTTCTGCTGGAAATGCTCAAAGAGCACAATATGAGGCGCAAGCCAGGCAAGCGGAGCTTCGTGGCAGGTCTGAAGCTATTGCTTATAAACAAAAGGGCGCTGATGCTCTACGCAATCTAAACGAAACGCTTGCTGCAATTATTGCTCGCGCTGGTGCCGGTGGCGTTGATCCCACATCTGGATCTGCCGCAACGCTGCAAGGCTTCGCAATGGGTGAGGGCGTAAGAGAGTTCAACATTGCTGCTGACAACGCGGTTATGGCTCTCGGCCAAGCAAGCGCACAAGCTGGTATTTACAAGCAAGCGGGTAAGGCTGCGCAGTTAAGCTCTTATGTTGGCGCTGCCGGTACGCTCGGACAGGGCGCATACAGATACGGACAATTAGTATAGGTTAAGACATGGCTATCCTTCCCAGATATCAGCGCATTGGTTTAAAAACCAGACAGCCACAACAGATGGACTTTGCGGCTACGCGCGAGCAGGCAAGGCTTGGCCAGACTATTTCTCAGCAAGTAGATCGTATGTCAGACTTTGCCTTCAAACAGGCCGCTCAAGCGGCAGAACTGCGTGGGCAAGAGCGTGTGCGCGAGGAAGGTGCTTTGCCTACTCTGGAGGCTCTGCGTGAGGCCGGTGGGCCTACTACAATAGCAGAACGTGCTGCATCTGATGCCGCTAATCGGATTGCTGTTGTTGAGATCGAGAGCCTGGCGAAACAGGACATGCAGAACCTTGTTCGTGATGCTGATAAAAGCAATATGTCTATGCCTGCCTTCCAGGCATCTATAGCAGATATCCAAGATGGATATGCGGCTTCTCTGCAAGCAGTTGATCCGGTTGCTGCTGGTGTGCTGTCTGCCCGTCTAGGCGATAGCGCAATGACCTATCAGGGTCGTTATTCTGATATCTCATTTAGAAAAGCTGAAGCTGCTGCAAAAGAGCGCGTAACTCAGATCGTTTCTATTGGCTCTCAGGAAATACTTGATAGTGCAATACAGCCAGGCGCAACAAGAGAAAGCATCGAGGCCGCTGGCGCAAAGCTATTAGAAACTCAGTTAGAGCTTGGCGTAAAGGAAGAAAACGCTCGCAGGGTTGTTGACGCAACGCTCAAGCAAGCTGTTAGGCAAAACCGGTTATATCTGTATGATAATGCATATGGTGTCGCAGGAAAGCGGGAATTGCTGGAGGAGTATGAGAAGAACCCTCTGCCTGGTTATACCTATGAGCAGAATAGATCCTTTATGATCTCGCTAGAAAACAATCTAAAGTCTGAGGTTAATCGGTTGCAGCAGCGATCTTTGGGTGAGTTGAATGACGCTATAGTTGTTCTTGGTGTTACTGGTGAAGCCCCAGAGGATTATTTTTTTAACGAAGATACAATCAATCAGATCTTCCCACCAGAGCAGGCTGCTGCTTACAGAGAAGCATGGGTTGATGCAAATGAGGATGTTCTTATTCGTGGCGCTTTATCAAATATGTCACCGGATCGAGCGGCATCTATTGCAGGTGAGTTATTCGATGAGATCAGCACATCTCCCGATCCCGCTAAGGCTGTCAAAAGGCATGCTGACTGGGTTGAGGCCGTTGCCAATAGAAACGATGCACTTGCAAAAGACTCGGGACTTTTTGTAGCTCAAACAAATGAATCTGCTGCTGGAATGATTGAAAACATTCAAGGCATGATAGCCGATGGAAATATTGGCCTCGCAGCAGAGGGGATTTTAATTCTTAATGATATAACACAAACTCAATTTGATAATTTGGGAACTCCTCAAAATCAACGAAACGTTATGCCAAAAGCCTTTGCCTCTCAAATGGTAAATATCATTCAAGGCATTGAGACTGATGTTGCGCCAGGCGTGTTTACTCAAATTACATCTAATCTTGGAGATGTTGCACCTAAATTTATTGAAGAGCTTAGGGCGCAAGGGTTGCGTCCAGAATATGTGCAAGCGCTATATACTACGGATATAACAATTCAGAAGGAGCTTCTGGATATATCTGGTCGAGATATGGAGCAAATAAAAGTAGGCCTTGAAACAACTGATGTAACTGACACCAGAAAAGGAATTACCATGCTGCTTGCAGATTACCGTGAGGGCTTTCTTGCTGGCGGTGGCGCACAGGCTGAAGAGATCTTTAACGAGCAATATATGGTTATAGAGAAGATGGCTCTTACTAGGGTTAAAGAAGGCTTCGATCCTGCTACTGCCGCTGAGACTGCTGTCGCTGACATCATAGCAGAGTTTGATCAAGTGGTCCTTAATAGGCAGGGTAAGTATGTAATTCCAAAACAATTTGACGCTCAGGTAATAGAGTCAAATGCGTCTATGTTTCTTAATGAAGATATATTAAGAACGCTCAACATAGAGCCATTGGATTCCGCACAATATCCTGGCTTTGTTGATGAGGCAGTTTCTCTTGCCTCTATAGCTTCAACCGGAATGTGGCTGAACAATGGTAGGGGCGATGGCTTGGTGTTGCATTATACAGTGAATGGCACAGAGCTTCCCGTTCTTACTAAAGATGGCTCTGAATATGAGGTTAAGTTCTCAGAAATGTCTCGAATATTAAATGAGATATATGCTCGAACTCCAGAGAGCGCTGAAGCGATGGGATACTTAAAAGAAAGTCAAAGAATAGTTAAGGAGCAAACGGGCGCTGGCAAACCTTTGAAGATAGAAATTGATGAGGCGGCTGGGTTTGAAGCTGAGGCAGAGGCATTTGCTATTGGAGCTAAGACAACAGAATGAGAGCTAGACCGCTCATAACAGAGAATAGGGTTCTCCGCTTAACTGCTGGGGATGATATTCGCGTTTCTCTGGGTCGTGCTGTTACTGAAATGGCCGGTACGCCAATGACCGGCACGTTGATTTCTCGTGCATTCCAGCAAAATCAAGCGGCAACAACGGCACTTACTGACGATCAGCGTGAGCAGTTTGCACAAGCAGAACGTGATCGCCGCAATCTGCAAGCTGCTATTGAGTACGATCTGGACACAACGACAGATCCAGTCCAACGCGAAGAGCTGCTTTCTAAGCTCGATGGTCTGTATCAAGAAAGCCAAGGTCAAAAAGATGCGCTGTTTCAGCAAAGCATCGAAGAGGGTCGGCTATCAACGCCAGAGGATCTTACTGAGCAGTACGGTGATCTTCTGACATTTGATGAGCCTATGACGCAAGAAGAGGCGCGTCTGCTTTATGATGGCAAGAAAGAAGAGGTTATGCGTAATGCTATCATCTCTCGCAGTCCAACAGGGTTCTTGCCTGGCGTTGCCAAGTTTGGTGGCGGCATGCTGGCAATGGCAACAGATCCGGTTGAAGTTGCCACAATGTTTATTCCTTTCGTTGGTCAGGCTGGAAGGGCCGCGTCTGTAGCAAGGTTTGGCCGCGTAGGTGGCAGAGCAAGGGTCGGAGCCATAGAGGGCACTGCCGGTGCTTTGCTTACTGAGCCGCTATATTATGGCCTCTCAAGAGATCAGCAGCTTGACTACACAATGGGCGAGGCGTTGCTGAATGTAGGCGCTGGGCTGTTCCTTGGTGGAGCTATCGGCACTGTAGGCGGGATGCTTGCTCGAGCTGATGTGGATGCTGAGGCTGTGGTCAGAGCTTCTGAGCCAGAAGTTCCTGTTCGTACTGATGCTGTGCCTATTGAGCTTCCCCCGCGTATGACTGAGGCCGAAGCAATGGCTAAGGCTGATCGTGTTGTAAAGCAAACTCGTGAGATGTACGGCGTTACCGGCGGTCGCGTTACATACGAAACTGCGGTTCGTCAGTTCGTAACAGATCAAGGCATCAATGTTGCAATGGTTTTGCCAAAGGCTGTTGCTCGTCCACAAACTCTCAGCGAGTACATTCGCGCTCGTGGCGGCATAAACGATCAAGATCCTACGTTTAGGGGTGAGCTAAAGAACCTTGGTATTGAGGGCCGCGCTGGGTACATCAACAGCAAAGGCAACATGGTCAATGGCATCAGCAACACAAAGACTGATACCAATCTTGATGATGCGGCTGAGATGGCATTTGAAGCTGGGTTCCTACCGGAGAGAAGCACGAATGCACTGATCGATGCGCTGTCTGAAGAAAGCAGAGGTAACTTTACTTTTGCCAGGCAGGACATGGAGGGGGCTGATGCGTGGAGAACATACAGCGCATCTAAGGATGATTTCGAGGCAGAGCTTTCTCGTCGCGCAGATATACGCGCAGATCTTGAAACCTTAGGCGCTCGTGATATTACTGACGAAGAGATTGCACTTGTTTCTGAGGAAATGTCACGAAACAATATAGATGCAATGCAAGCATTTGAGGGCGTCACTGGTCGGATACTAGATACGCAAGCAGAAATGTCTGCGCGTCATGGCCTTAATATTGAGGGCGATCCCCTTGCTGATCTTGAAGCCGCTGCACGTTTTGATCGTGTTGGTGATGACATTGAACTTGATGAGCCAATCGCGCAAGAAGAGGCAATCATTGCTCAGATGCGTGAAGATGGTGAGCTTACACCGGATCAGATCAAGCAGCTCGATGAGATAGAACAGATAGATGCTCAGGCCCAAGCGTATGTTGAGGTCACTGAAGCCGTAACCGTTTGCGTGGCGAGGTCATAATGGCAGATTGTTTAAAGATTGCTGATGAAGCCAACAAGGGCCGGTTGAGTGATGATGGGCTTGATGAGATCCTGACAGAGCTAAATGCTGAAAAGAAGGCTCGGCAAGCTGCTGGCGCATTGGATCAGATCGAATCCGCTATCTTCGAGCGCGGTTTACTAATTGCAAAAGAGGCAGAGATTGCCAAGAAGATCGAAAAGCGCAATCGGTATATGAATATTCTCAAAGAGCAGAAGTTAATGGCTCTGGCAGAACGCGCTGATGAGATGACGGGCGATCCTTCTCTCGGCCTAGAGGCTGCTCTTGTTGGTGTTAATGCGCCATTTGAGGGTGCTACTCGATCCGTTGATTCAATAACTGGTGCGCTTGTAAATTCATACGCTGGCGGCATGATTGCAGATCTAAAGAAAGCTGGTCTGCTTACAAAGTTCAACAACATGAAGGGCGACTTCGAGCGCCAGGTTGCCAATGTTCTTGGAGATCTTAACCTTAAAACGCCGGTCGGTGTTGCTGAGGCATCTGCTGATGCTAAGGCGATGGGCAAGATATTATTTAAATATCAACGCGCCGCTCTTCAAAGAGAAAACCAAGCTGGATCTTACATAATGCTGAAGGAGGGTCGCGTTGTTCGAGCAAGCCACGATCAGCGCAGATTGGTTAAGGTCGGGCCAGATGAGTGGAAGAATTACATTCGAGGCAAACTTGATTATGAAAAGATGGGCATTGCCCCTGAGCGGATCGAGGGCTTTCTTGACAGTGCATATGAGGCAATCACAACAGGCATTCGCAAAGAGGGTGATCGTACTGAGATAAGCCTTGCGTTTAAGGGGCCAGGCAATCTTGCTAAGAAGGAGAGCGCTGCCGGTGTCTTTACCTTTAAGAGTGCAAATGATTGGTACGATTACGATCAGAAGTTTGGCAAGGCTTCTCTGCGTGAGTCATTCATGCAAGATATTCAGTCTGCTTCTCGCGCTACTGCTCTCATGGAGGTTCTTGGAACTAATCCCGAGGCAATGGTTGAGCGTGTTCAGAAGCGTCTTATGGAAAAGTATCGGGGCGATCCAAAGAAGTTAAGCAGAATTAAACGTGAAACTGCTGCTATAAATTTTGACGCAGCTCTTGCTGAAGTAACTGGAGATGTGAACATTGGCTCACATACTCCGCTTGCACGTTATATGCACTTCTATCGCTCTATTCAAACTATGGCAAAGCTGGGTGGTGCATGGATCTCTGCTCTATCTGATGTGGCATTCATCGCATCTAACCGGATCTATCAAGGCCGCTCACTGCTCGATGCTTGGGGTGATGGCTTTACCGCCGTGTTTAAGGGCATGAACAAGGCTGAGATGCGTGACTTTTCAGACAGGCTTGGCGTTGGCATCGAGGGGCAGCTAGGTGACTTTATGAGCCGGTTCAACGCGGCTGATGACGTACCTGGCCAAACATCTAAAATGATGGCTACGTTCTTCAAGCTCAATCTTCTCCAGCCTTGGACTGAAAGCAACAAGCGTGGCGTAACGCTAATGATTGCCAATGATCTTGGCCGTGAGGCAAGCAAGAGCTATGCGAAACTACCAGATGATCTAAGACGTATTCTCGGCACATATGGCATCGACCAGAAGGGTTGGGAAGCTGCTCGCAAGGGCGCAAAGAAAGGGCCAGATGGCCGTATGTATCTTGTGCCTGGTGAAATACCAGACGTTAAAATGCGTGAGAATATGTTTGCGCTGCTGATTTCTGAAGCAGATAACTCTGTGCCTTCGCCTGGCGCTAGAGAGCGAGCAATCATTCGACGCGGCTATCGTCCTGGCACATTCGCTGGTGAGGGCATTCGCTTCCTTACACAGTTCAAGTCATTCGGTGTCACAGCTCTAACTAAAAGCGTAGGGCGTCATATGTATGGCTATGGCGCTAAGTCTATGCGTGAGCAACTACAGCGCGGTGTTGGTGCTAATATGGGTATCGTCAATAGCATCGTCGGCACAACTGTTCTTGGCTATTACGTCATGCAGCTCAAAGAGGTTGCCAAGGGCCGTGAGATGCGTCCAGCAACGCCAGAGACATTTATTGCAGCAGCAATGCAGGGCGGTGGATTGGGTATCTATGGCGACTTCCTGTTTGGCGAAGCTAACAGATATGGCGGCGGCACATTGCAAACTATTGCTGGCCCTGGCATCGGAACTGCGTCTGAGGTCATTGACTTGTTGCAAAGAACCAGAGGCGTGGTTGCTGGCGGTGATGAGGATCTTCGAGGAGATGTTGTTCGCTTGCTTAAAGGCAATACACCATTTGCCAATCTGTTCTACACGCAACAGGCCATGAACTATTTGGTATGGTATCAGCTACAAGAAACGGTCAACCCTGGATATCTTCGCCGCATGGAGCGCCGTATAGAGCGAGAAAACAATCAAACTTACTGGATGCCACCAACCAGTATCATTCAAACAGGAGGCGGTTTCCGATAAGGACTTATTGGATCATCTGCAAAAATCTGCTATAGGGTAAGCAAAGGAACGGGAAAACATCATGTCCGATATTATAATTAATCCGGTTACGCGACGAGTACAGTTCACAGGCAATACTGGAACTGGCCCTTTTGCGTTCTCGTTTAACATTCTTACAAATACCGATATCGCTGTTTATAAGAATACAACCTTACTAACTTTGACTGCCAATTACACAGTAAGCATTAATGCAAATGGCACTGGATCAGTTACTTTAGGCTCTGCGCTCATATCATCCGATGTTCTTACAATTATTGGCGGCAGAGAATTATCCAGAACAACTGACTTTGTTACGGCTGGTGATCTCTTAGCGTCGAGCCTAAACGAACAACTTGATAGCAACGTAATTATGACGCAGCAGCTTGATGAAAAGCTGGGCCGTGGTTTGTTTGTTAATCCTGGCGATGTGTTTACTGATCTTGAGCTGCCGTTAAAAGATGATCGTAAAGGTAAGGTTCTGGGATTTAATGCGACAAGCGGTGATCCAGAGCCAGGCCCAGAGATTGCCGATGTCGATTCACTAGCAAATATCTCTGCTGACATTAAGACTTTAGCGGATATTCAAGACGGTACGGTTGCCACTAATGCGATTACAAACGTCAACACGATCCGCGCAAATGTAACCACAGTATCGGGGATATCTGGTAATGTTACTACGGTTGCGGGAAACACCACTAATATTAACTCGGTTGCAACAGATTTAAGTGGATCTGACACGATTGGAACGGTGGCGGGATCGATTGGCAATGTAAACCTTACCGGTGGGTCTATCTCTAATGTCAATACTGTTGCGGGTTCTATTGCGAATGTTAATACAACCGCAACAAATATATCGAATGTTAATGCTGTCGGGGGCATATCAGCCAATGTCACAACGGTTGCAGGTATAAGCTCTGATGTTACGACCGTTGCAGCGGATGGCACAGATATTGGTGTGGTTGCTGGTGGCATATCTAATGTTAATACGGTTGCCACTAATATTTCTTCTGTAAACACAAACGCAACAAATATTACTGCAATTCAAAATGCTTCTGCCAATGCAGCAACGGCAACGACTAAGGCAACGGAAGCGGCAACAAGCGCAAGCACTGCAACAACCCAAGCCGGTATAGCAACGACTAAGGCAAGTGAGGCATCTACTTCTAAGGTTGCGGCCGAAGCTGCTAAGGTTGCTGCTGAGGCTGCGCTTGATGAGTTTACAGATATTTATCTTGGGGCCAAAGCTTCAGACCCCACGACAGATAATGATGGGAATGCCCTGACTGCTGGGGATCAATACTTTAACACCACAATAAACGCATTGAAGATTTATAACGGATCTGCGTGGCAGGCTGCTGCGATTGATAGCTCTGGTTTCGTTCAGACAACTGGCGATACCATGACTGGTGCTTTAACTATCAATAGCAACCTGTCAGTCGATGGCGGCACGATCAAGCTGGACGGGAATTATCCTACTGGTACAAACAACGTGGCGTTGGGTAATGCTACGTTGGATAGTGGTTCGCTGAGTGGCGGTTATAATACTGCTGTAGGCTCTGATGTATTGTCTGACGCCACATCTGGTAACAGTAATACCGCAATGGGTTATCAATCATTAAGGTATGCAACAACAGCGGTAGGAAATGTGTCGATCGGTGTGAACGCAATGCGTGACACGACATCTGGCGGCAGTAATATTGCAGTTGGTCAAGATGCCCTGCGCTCCAACACCACCGCCAGCAACAATACTGCAGTAGGGTATCAGTCGGGGTATAGTAATACTACTGGGACTGGTAATAACTTTATTGGTAAATCCGCTGGGTATGCAAACACTACAGCGTCATACAACACTGCTTTGGGCCATACAGCCTTACAAGATAATACAACTGGGGCATCTAATGTAGCTATTGGCGGTTTTTCTTTAGGTAATAATACGACAGCTTCTTATAATACTGCCGTGGGCATGAACACTTTAGCAGCCAATACAACAGGTGCAGAGTTAGTTGCAATGGGTGAAGGGGCTTTAGAAAGAAATAGCACAGGTAACTACAACGTAGCCGTTGGTCGTGATGCGTTGACTTTCAACACCACCGCCAGCAACAACACGGCGGTTGGATATCAGGCGGGTTATAGTAATACTACTGGTAACTCTAACTCTTTTGTTGGGTATCAATCATTTGACAGCAACACAACAGGTTCAAGCAACGTAGCCTTGGGTTACCAAGCTGGGCAGGCTAACACTACTGGCAACTCTCTTGTTTTCATTGGGAGGCGTGCTGGTTATAGTAACACAACCGCAATTGAAAATATCGGTATTGGTCAGTCTAGCTTACATACTAATACCACGGGTACTGCTAACACTTCTATTGGGCATCAAGCCCTCTACTCAAACACCACCGCCAGCAACAACACTGCTGTTGGGTGGAAAGCTGGGTATGCTAATACTACAGGTACTCTTACCGCTATCGGAAGAACTGCGCTGGAAAACAATACCACTGGGGTAGACAATACGGCTACTGGTAGAGCCACTA